AAGGAACCACTGGAACTCCAGTGGATACAGCAGGGGATTCAGAAGTTATTATACGACTGGATCGAAAGGCATCCTATGACTAGAGGATTCGTGAATTTCACGGATCAGTCTATTAATAGAATGCTGGCTCTGCGGTCTTCGCGTACTTACCAGTACGTGACTCTCGATATGAAGGACGCTAGCGACCGCGTAACCCTGAAACTAGTGGAAACACTATTCTCAGGCACCTCCCTCCTTGATGCATTAATTGCCTCGAGGAGCGAGTACACGCGGCTGCCAGATGGAAAGGTAGTGCGTTTAAGCACGTTTGCTCCGATGGGTTCAGCAGTTTGCTTTCCCATTGAGGCGATATGCTTCTACGCATTAGCTGTCTCTGTGCTCCATATTCATCTACATCGAGGCTTGAAACACCCCGTTGTTTATGTCTATGGCGATGATATTATAGTAGAGAGGGAAGCCTATCCTCTTCTACTACAGTACTTCCCTAAGTTTGGACTTAGGTTCAATCTTGAGAAGTGCTGTGTCGAGGGTTCCTTTCGGGAATCCTGTGGGTGCGACGCCTTTATGGGCGTCGACGTCACACCTATTCGTTTACGAACGACATGGTCTCATCGTAGAATTAGAAACGCAAGTGAGCTTGTCTCCTATGTTGAGTTGTCAAACTCTCTATGGGAGTCAGGCTATTGGCGTACGGCTACCATGATCGAGCAGATGGTCGAGGCCCGCTATGGGTCTCTTCCGTTTACTCGCGAGAAATACGTCTACCGCGACCTCGCCGGTCGCATTAAGATAGACGCTTCTCCCTTAATAGGATGGTTCCGTTCGCACGTGAACGAGTCAGTTGCCAACCGGTCTCGTGTTAAGGCTAGGTTTAGCCCTAATACGCATCGCGTTGAATACCGCAACTGGATCATTAGCCCAGTACGGAAATCGTACGAAGTTGATGGTTGGCGAGAGTGTCTTCGCGTATTAAATACGGGAAGCACACGTTCCGACACCGGCGTTTATGCGCTGCCTCATCGCATTTGTTTACGAAGAGGCTGGGCAGCGGCCTAATCAACCGCTGTGTCACCGACACCTCCCTTAAAAAGGAGTATCGATGCCGCTACTTGAAGTAGTGTCAGTAGCTGTGATTCATCTACATGAAAGGACAT